GCAGACAATATTAATATTGATGAGGTAAATGGTAACACTAACTATCAGGTAACGTTCTCAGCTAACAACGATGCAGGATATAGTAGACAGTATATTGATACTGATAATACTCATCTAAACTATAATCCAAACACTGCTACATTATCTGGAGTAAATATATCTGGTGGTTTATTAACTGCAACAACATTTGGTACAGCAACACAAAACGCATACGGAACAAGAACGGTATCAAATGGTGGTAACCCTAGTGGTGGATCCGATGGAGACATCTGGTATAAGTATTAAGGAGATACAATAGATTATGGCAATACCATATACTACTACGAATGCAGGAACTAGTATTCGTAATGCACTTGGTCACAGTTCTATCAAAGCGGGTTCAGATGGGTGGCAACATGTTGAGGATATACAGGTAAAGCACAGTGGTGCATGGCGTGATACAAAAGAAGTATATGTCAAGTCAGGTGGTACATGGAGATTGGTACACGAAGGTGAGCATTTCTTATTTCAAGTAATCCTTGCGGGTCAAGAGAGTGAATTTAATTTAGCAACATGGATTAGTAGTCAAGGATATAGTGGTAACAAAATTAAAGGTGCTATCATACTACAGGGTGTACAACAGCAAATCAACATGGGTAACTTCTCATCTGACTCTAAAGTATATCTTAGGATAAATGCAGAGTGCAGAATAGCTGGTAAAGGTGGAAATGGTGGAACACGTGGTGGACAGAACGGACAGGATGGACAACGTGGTTTGTATTCAAGAACTCCATTCATAACAGACAATGCAGGAATCATCGCGGGTGGCGGTGGAGGAGGTGGAGGAGGTAACAACTCCAACTGCGTATATCAGAATACAAATTATTTTGGTTGTATGAAAGGACAACAGTGCTCTGAGTTAGTCCAAAACCAATCTCCTGCCTATGGTGGTGGAGGTGGTGGTGGAGCTGGAACGCCAGGTGGAACTGGATATGATGATGGTCAAAATGGACAATACACTGCGGGTGGCAGTGGAGGTGGAGACGATGGTTGCGAATCTTACTCAGGTGGTAAGGGTGGCAACTTAGGACAAAATGGCGACGGTGCAGAAGATGGCAACGGTGGAACTGGTGGAACCGCAGGAACTGCTATTGATGGTATCTCTTATAGATATAGTCAGTCAGGTAGCGGAGATGGAGACATCCGCAATACAACAATTAACTAATTAACAATCATGTCACTACAAGATATAGACCCACAATTTAGATTGGATGCCGACGTTGCACCAACATATGTTGTTAAAGATTATGACATAGAAACTGGTGAGTTTTCAGTGTATTACAATGATGGTACACTAAAAGACGATAACTGGTACGGTCCTATTGCTATGGATCTAGATTCTATGAAACCAGATCATGAAGAACCCATACGTTTTCAAATAGCAAACGCAGTATACAGTGCTGTAAAGAAATCAAGATTAGTTGAGTGTGATATGGAAGGTAGCAAGGCAGTTTTAGCACAGATGATGGGTATAGAACAGACAGTTCCTATGGAAGATCTTATGAAGCATCGTGAGACAAAAGCAAAAGCTAGTGTAACTCAAGTTGATCCTGTTTTATCTGCAACTCAGGTCGTAAACATCTATAGTGAGGACGACTTTGATGAACAGTTTGAAGCACTTAGTGCAGAGTTAGCAGAGGAATGATATGCAAGAACTTGCTACTACACAAGATAGTCGGATAGCACAGTATTCATTTGGTAGAAGTATCTCACAGTTTGGGTTGACCGTATACTCTTGCACATCTGCACGTGAAGGTAAAAAAATATTTGGCAACGACCCTGATCCTGTAAAGGAATATGTGTTAGACAGTCAAACTGAACTAGTAAAAGCACACATAGCAGCAAATCCTAATGGTAAAGTTGCTGCAATGAAAGATATAATTGAAGAGATAGGAATATACAACCAAGTTCATTATAGAACAGTTGCATTTGGTAGCACTTGGAAGAGTGACTCACTAAAACCCGCACACCTTTCCATAATATATCATAATGGTGCATACACACACATGCGTATGCCAGGTTTTAATAGACTGACATCTATGGAAGCAGGAGGAGTGGTAACGTGTTCTGGATTTGATACTAAAGAAGCGACAGGTAGAAAGGTACATTTCTTGCAAGAGAGTGATAGCTTTACACCACAAGGAGTTGGTAGTATAATAGTACCTATGCACGACTGTTGGTATCATCAACAGAAATTAATACAACACTTCCCATTCCCAATATCAGAGACTGATGCAGTCCAGATAACAGTCGATAAACCTACAGTTATAGTAGAGTTTTATCAAGGGGAACCAGATGTAGAGTCATTTACTACAACATGGATGGAACAAATAGAGCAAGGACTCATTGAAATTGTGAATAGATGAAGAATGAATACACAGTTAATGATCAACTAGATCACTTGACTGTTTTATATCATAGAGGTTGTCCTCAAGGTTTTAAATTTTTCGGGGATGACCCAGAAGAACATAAACATTATATCAAAGACGAACACATACAACTGTTACATGACACCTTTGGGGACAGTCAGACATTCCCTATTGATTACTTACGTAGATTCTATGCACATAGTAGATGTCTAGTGTTTACTAATGGCATGTGGATGAGTGAAACAGCAAAATATCCTCAATATCTCAGGTATAGACCTGGTGCTAACCTGAGTTTTCGTGTGTCTGGACTGACTAGGTTTACATCATTGACCAAAAATAGTAGTGCTCTCTGTGTTGGTATCGACCCTGATGCCAAAAAGATGCCATGTCTACGACGTTTTGTACATGTTATAGGTGTTAACACAATATTCCAACCACAGTATCCTAATTCATATTTGATACCAACAGAAAATTGTGTGTATGGTGGTAAGGAAGTAAAGGAAGGTAGTATTATAAGGTCACACCATGACCCACATACTGCTATACTAGAGAAGAAAGGATATATTATAGAATATGCTGAAGAACCCTTTACAATGGAGGAAGCTGTGCTAAACTATGCAGGACAGTGGATCACAAAACACATCGAGGTATTCGATAGATGATGGAACTCGAAGATGGTAAGGGCATATGGCAGAGAAACATAGGTCATCCATGGAACGAATACAAACTACTACAACGTGATAAGTTTGAAGAGTTAGTAACTCTTATGACAGAAGCACACCCAGAGCATGAAATCACAGAGTGGTTGAAACGTGGATATTGTATGAATGATGGTGACTCTACCATTGCATTCAAATCTTTGAGTGGCACACAAACATTAAATCATCATCTTAATCTATGGGATGATGAAGATACTCGTGACTATAACAATTGGTATGGAGAGGGAGAAGAGGTTGAGTGGGACGATGATGATTGGTAGTGTGCCAGTTGACAAACTGGTCACATAGCTTGCATTTGTATAGAAAATGCACTATAATTATAGTATACAAACAGGAGACACATGGCATTCCAAACTACAACACTTACAAGTGCTGAGTATGAAACAAAAACTCTTGAAGCAAGAGTAGAAGGATGGGCAAACGACCTATGCAGAGCACTAGAAGAGAACTATAAGCAAGAAGCAATCAGATCTCATAAGAGACAAAGAGATGAAGGTGATTCATGGTCACAAGAGTATCACCAAGACAGACTAGATGAGATCGCTTTAGGTGGTGGTCGTCTTTATAAGTATGCTGCATACAAAGGACGTAAGTATATCAAAATTGTTATGAGACAGTTTGATGACATGGGTCCTCAAAGAACTAACACATACAAGGACAGTTCAGTTCATGCATTCATAGATAAGAAGACAGGTCAGGTTTACATGCCCGCAGGATACAACAAACCAACATTAACAGGTAAGTATCCAGTAAGATGGGACATGAGAATTATCAAGGACAGAGAGTATATCCTCAACCCACATAACTGTGGATGGGCAGGAGGATACTTATATGACCGTTCAACATTACCTAACAAATACTACTAATGCCAGTATACAGAGATTATGAGATTCGTATGAATCTCAATGAACTCATAGAGAAGAGAGTTCCATGTTGTGATCTGCTACATCCTGACCACTGTTTTACAGAGTCACAGATAACGCAGATTGCACATGATATTAATATGGATTTGGATTTACATCCTATCTACAAACAGATTGATGAGCATATCATGAGATATGTAAAAGCAGCAAACATAGACAATACAGAACACTGGGTTGAAGATAGGTTGACACATCCACACGATTAGTATATAATAAATTTGTAACCTTGTACACGGTCTCAGTACCTGAGCAGAGTGTATGAGAAGTGCAGTAAACTTTCAACTCCTCCGAAGAGAGGTATTTTTATAATGGTATTTTCATTAAACACAACATTTGGTTACAACCATACTAGTCGTAACAAATTTAAAGAATCCGACTTCTACGACAAGTATTGGAACAAGGACACATGTAATCCAAAGAACTGGAAGTCACCATCTACATTTGATGTAGAAGGTGCATGGTTAGTGGACAAAAAAGGAAATGTTATCAAGGAAGGTGACAAATCTGGAATGTTCATGAGAGCATTCAACACAAGTCAAGGTGTTCGAGACAACCCTACTAAAGCAGAGGGTAACAAAGGAACCGCAGTAAAAAACTTCGGTGATATGGTCAAGGAGAAAAAGTTCAAAACTTTAGACCCTATGTATTTCAACTACAAAAATGGTGCTGACCTAAATGGTGGACATCGTGAAGAGTGGGGAAGAGGTGAAGACATGCTTGGTTGGATGTCTGCAGGATTAATCTTTGACACCAAATTTGCTGAGATTGAGTTCATGAATCTTTCCAACGTAGAGGAAAGAGAGTGGCATCAACAACCCACATACAGTGATGTTGTAACTACAGTAAAACTGTTGTTAGACACATATGCAAAGGAGACAGGCACATACAATGAGGATTTTGTAAGAGCATTAGTCCAAAGACATGGCAAACACTTAGAATCTTATGAACGTCAGAAAATGACGAGAGATTTCCTCAACCAGTTCTTAATCAATCAGAAAGTTACATCATCTGACCCATTCCAGTCATTTGAGTTTAACAAGATGAGAACATGGTTTGCTAGTGACCTAGCAAAGTCAGATCCATGGTATACTGAAGTATACAACAATCCTAAAGCACAGTGGATGTATGTCAACTTGGCAGATGGGAAGGATAGGATCTATGTTCTAAAACTATTAGAAAGATCATATGATTGCATTTGTGCAGGAGTGCCATTACACTTACTGATCAATGTACAATTACCTAAGAACGGTAACATTACACAGTTAGATGAGAACAGAAGAAAATTCTTTACAGAGTTCCTATCTAACATAGAGTATTGGGTCAATGGTAACTCTGGTGTCAATGCTGACATTGCAAACAGACTCAGATTTGCATGGAATCATCCTGATTGCAGACATGTTACATTTCCTCAAGCACGTGCTCGCGAGTTTGGTAAATTTCTGATAGAATTAAAGGGACTTAACACACGTGGTAATTATACCTTTAATTAATGAATTCATTGGTTAATAATAAGAGGGCATTTTGCCCTCCTAAAAATACTCCTGATAAAGATATAGTCATGACACCTGACTATCTTGCGAAGGATATTATACAGCACTTTCAACCTACAGGTTTAATTTTAGATCCATGTAGAGGTGAAGGTGCTTTTTATGACAACTATGATGCCACGTATCCACATACAAAAGATTGGTGTGAACTAGCAGAGAACAGAGACTTCCTCAAGTATCATCGTAAGGTAGATTGGATCGTAACTAATCCACCATGGTCTATGATGCAACAGTTTTTATGGCATGGTATGGAGATATCAGATAATATTGTGTATCTAACAACTATCAATCATTATACTACTAAGAGAAGAATACGTGAGATGAGAGAGCATAAGTTTGGTATCAAAGAGATATATTGTGTAACTACACCAAAGAAACCATGGCCTCAGTTAGGTTTCCAACTAGCAGCAGTGCATACACAACGTGGATATACTGATGGCACAGTGTGGTCTTATCAATGAAGAATACTATATTATTTGGAGATTGTAGAGATACACTCCCTACCATTGATGTCAAAGCACGCATGTGTGTGACAAGTCCACCATACTACGGACTACGTAACTATGGAGGAGAGCAAGATCAGATAGGACAAG